ATGGTATAGCAGATTTACAAACAGAAATAGAGGAATAAAATGAATAAAAGTAAGTTAAAAAATATAATTGAATTAGTTGTTCGCAAAGAGGTCAAAAAACAACTTAGCGAGATATTTATTAATGAGAACGAAGAAGTCAAATTATCAGAAGTGATTTCTAAACCCAAACCTAAAAAGGTAATTAAGAAAAAACCTATAAAAAAATACTCAAAAAACCCAGCGTTAAATGAAGTATTGAACAACACAAATCCATTAGGAACATCAGGTCAAACTGACGAATATCCTTCATTGGGTGGTGGTGTATTAGGTAGTGACAATATGGCCGAAGTATTAGGATATGGGGATTTAGGTCGTGGTGGTAATAAAGAGAAAGCGAGAGAAATGGCAGCAGTTGATTCAATCAAGAAAGCAGGTGTTTCAGTAGACGCAGTTCCCGAAGATGTTCAGAACGCATTGACTCGTGATTATTCAGGACTTATGAAAGCAATAAGTAAAAAGAAATCAGGCGAAGGTAATTTTAGACCATAATGGCAAGTGTAAGAGAAATAGATAAAAATAAAGATACTAATGTTGGTATTAGATTTCCATTGGATTATAGTCCAAATGGATTTTTCTACTCTACAAAAACTGTGTTAGAACAATCCAAATCTAATATTATCAATTTACTCTTAACATCAAAGGGTGAACGAGTAATGCAACCAAATTTTGGTTCAAGACTTAGAGAACTTTTATTTGAGCAAATTACACCAAGCACTACAAGTGATATTGATAGTGAGATTAGGGAAACTATATCATCTCAATTACCACACATTATTTTAAATGATGTGATTGTGGTTCCTAAAGCAGATGATAATATGATAAATATCCAAATAGAATATTCTACTAAGATAGAGCCAGATACCTTTGATACCATAACATTTAATTTTGAAGTTGGAGAATAGAAATGCCGAGTATTAATCCACAAGAAGTAGATTACGGAACAAATAAAAAAGTAGTAAAAAAAGAAG